TATGCGTATGTCGGCTCTCGTCTGGCCTTCCGCGGCAAAATCGTCCGGGCGCAAAGCGTGGCAGCGTATAAGGCGATACGCGAGGTGGCGTAAGCGCAAAGCGCTAAAGCGTGGAGCGAAGCGACTAAAACGAAAGAACGGGATTCGGATGGTTTCCGAATCCCGTTTAAAAGGTATTCAAATACCGGCGAAGCCGGTCGAAAAAAATTAGAAAATCAAGGTATATGAAAAAGATTATCGCATTTCTTAAAACGAGTAACCGCTACAAGCATCTTGTTGGCGGTCTGTTGGTAGGCCTGCTTGGATTTACTCCTTGGACAGCCCTTTATGCTGCAGTTGTTGCAGCTTCCTGTATGGAACTGAAAGATACCCTTCGGGGAAGTCTATGGGACTGGATTGATTGGGGACTCACCATTGCGGGTGGCGGTATATCCGTCTTATTTTGGCTGATAGTGTAATCCGTTTTAGCTGTTAAATCAGTAACTTTGCAGTCGGTAGAGCTTCCCGATAGTCCGTGTGGTCTATCGCGGGTACAACAATGCGAATGCGAATGGCGGTGTGTCGAATGCGAATGCGAATAACGATGCTTCGAACACGAATGCGAATGTCGGCTCTCGTCTGGAAATCTAATTGATCGGCGTACAGCAGCGGGGACGTGTCCCCAATGCGGTGCCGAGGGAAGCAAGCCACAGCAACAGCACCCATTAGGGTGGAAAGCTGAAAAATCACGCGTCGGGTGGAGTTTGGTAGGCTGTTATCAGTTCGAAGAAGTCAGACCCGGGGAAAGGAAGGCCCTTATCTTCTGTTTTTACTAACCAACAGCAGAACCGTATGCGCAGGGAAGGATATATCATAGAGGAAATCATCGAATACTCCAATATGTCGGAGGCTTTCGATGCCGTACTGCGCGGAACGGATCGTAAGGAATCAATCCAAGGGAAAAAGCTACTTGCACATAGGGAGGAAGTTATATCCAAACTTACTGCTGCCATTGAAAACGGTTCGTTTCAACTTGGTGGGTACCATGAGACGGAAATCAAAGAGTATGGCAAAAGTCGCATCTTGCAGATTTTATCCATGTATGACCGCATTGCGGTATATGCCGTAATGAACGTGGTGGATCGTCACCTGCAGAAGCGCTATATCCGGACTACCGGAGCCAGCATTAAACGCCGTGGCACTCATGATCTGATGCACTGCATACGTACCGATCTGCAAAAAGACCCGGAAGGCACGCTGTATGCCTACAAGTTTGACATCCGCAGATTCTACGATAATGTGCGGCAGGATTTTGTGATGTGGTGCTTCCGCAGAATATTCAAGGACGAAAGGCTGTTGGTGCTGCTGGAGCGGTTCGTGACAATGCTGCCGGAGGGTATCAGTTTCGGACTGCGCAGTTCACAGGGAGCAGGCAACCTGCTTCTGTCTGTATTTTTAGACCACTATCTGAAGGATAAGTACGGGGTTCGTTATTACTATCGCTATTGCGATGACGGACTGGTACTCGGCAAAACGAAAGCGGAATTGTGGAAGATTCGTGATGTTATTCACGGGCAAATGGAGAAAATAGACTTGGAGATCAAGCCGAATGAACGGGTGTTTCCTGTAGAAGAAGGCATTGATTTCCTTGGCTATGTTATCCGGCCTGACTATGTGAGATTGCGGAAACGTATCAAGCAGAAGTTTGCCCGGAAGATGCACGATGTAAAATCGAGAAAAAGACGGCGGGAACTGATTGCCAGTTTCTACGGCATGACGAAACACGCCGACTGCAATAAGTTGTTTAAAAAATTAACAGGCAAAGAAATGAGAAGTTTTAAAGACTTGAATGTCGCTTACAAGCCGGAGGACGGCAAGAAGCGATTTCCCGGCGTGGTGGTAAGCATCCGGGAACTGGTAAACTTACCGATTGTAGTGAAGGACTTCGAAACAGGTATCAAGACCGAGCAGGGAGAAGACCGCTGTATTGTGGCCATTGAAGTGAACGGTGAGGCAAAGAAGTTCTTCACCAACAGCGAGGAAATGAAGAATATTCTCGCACAAGTGAAAGAAATGCCGGATGGCTTTCCGTTTGAAACGACCATCAAGACAGAGACCTTCGGCAAAGGTAGAACCAAATACGTGTTTACATGAGAAGAGTTGAAGGAAGTGCCGGTGTGTCGCTGATGGAATGCACGAACCCGGTAAAAGACAAATGGCGCATCCGCTGGGATGTACAGGAGAAAGAGAACGGCTCTGCCTCCTACATGGAAGAGGAGTTCGGGCATAAGCCCACTGATGAGGAAATCCGCACATTGGTTATGTCCTGGTATAATAGCCAGACTGATGCAGCTATCCTGTCCGGCTTCGTGTACAATGGTGCCCATGTATGGCTTTCTACGGAGAACCAGTACAACTATAAGGTTGCATACGATTTAGCCGTTCAGACGGGCGGAGAAACCCTACCGGTGACGTTTAAGTTTGGTTCGGATGAACAACCGGAATACCATACTTTTACCCAGTTAGATGAACTGAAAGACTTCTATACAAAAGCAGTAGGATTCATTCAGAAAGTTCTGGCTGAAGGCTGGGAAAAGAAGGATAAGTTCAATTTGGATTTGTACCGGATTGAATGATTGACAATCCCTTCGGGGGAGGGATAAAAAAAGCCCCCGGCCTGTTAATATAGACGCCAATCATTTATTAACACAAAACGCCACGAGAGTGCGCGACCGGGGGCAATGCCCTCTGCCGCACTCTCGTGGCGTTTTTACGCATTAAATAAATGATTGGCATTGCAAAAGTACAAAAATGATTGGATATGACATTGTTTGAAGCACTTAAATTTAACAGAAAACCGCTTGAATTGCTTATAAGTTTGGGCGGCAAGCAGGATGACCTTCGATTCATAGACTTATATACAGAGTATGAGGTCATGAAAAATCGGGGTGAGAAGACCACTTATGCGGTGGCTTTTTTGGCAAATAAATATTCAGTAAGCGAACGCAAGGTGTATGATATTATCAAACGGTTTGGAAAGCACTGCACGCTCGGTGCAGTGTGATTAATATGCCGGAGATACCTTGTGTTATCTGATGGGGCTAACTTTGCACAGACAAAAATCAATAGCTTATGAATAAGTATTACCAGACATTAGACAAGATACTCCAAACGGGCAAGACCCAAACCAACAAGAAAGGCTGTATCAAATACCTATTGAACGAAAGGCTCATGCTGACCCCAGCTGATTTACTTGATATATTTGAATGCCATGGGATAGCCAGAAAGAAACTGAAAGAAGAATTGAAACTGTTTATGCAGGGTATTCGGGATGTGGAAAGATATAAGGAGGCAGGTATTACCTGGTGGGACTATTGTGGCCATACCCTTGTGAATAGCTACCCCACTTACTTTGAAAAGCTTCCACCCCTTATAGCCAAGATTAATCAGGAAAAACGCAACAGCAAGAACTATGTTCTGTTCCTTGGAGAGACCGGGGTGGAAAGCAACCAGGCACCCTGCCTGAGCCTTGTGCAGTTCCAGATTGATGAGGGGGAACTGGTATTATCCGCATACCAGCGCAGTTCTGATGCCAACCTTGGGCTTCCGGCTGATATTTATCATCTTTATCTGATGGCAAGACAGGTGGAACTTCCTTTGAAATCCATAACTCTTAACCTTGGGAATGTGCATATATATGAAAATAACATTGACCAGACTCTGGAACTGTTATCCGGAGTTGAAAATATTAAATTTGAATTGAACGTATGACGAAAATGAATCTGTCGGCACCGCTGCCATTTGTGGGCCAAAAAAGAATGTTTGCCAAAGAATTTATAAAGGTATTGGACCAGTTTCCTGATGATACCGTTTTTGTGGATCTGTTTGGTGGCTCGGGGTTACTTTCCCATATTACCAAAAGAATGAAACCAACTTCCACTGTTGTCTATAACGATTTTGATAACTACCGATTTAGGTTGGCTCATATTCCACATACAAATAAGCTTTTAGCCGACATTAGAACGCTGGTAGGGGATTCGGTACCCAAACATAAGGCAATCAAAGGAAAGCTGAGGGAATGCGTTTTAAAGCGTATTGAAGAAGAGGAAGCGAGTGTGGGGTACGTGGACTTCATTACTCTATCGTCATCCCTTATGTTCTCTATGAAATATAAGTTGTCTGTGGAGGAAATGAGCAAGGAAGTTCTTTATAACAATATCCGTAAGAATGGATACCCTGAATCATTGGACTATTTAGAAGGGCTGGAAATCGTTTCATGCGACTACAAAGAGGTCTATAATCAATATAAGGACGTACCTGGAGTGGTGTTTTTAATTGATCCCCCTTATCTATCCACTGATGTCGGAACGTACAACATGTATTGGCGTATGTCCGATTACTTAGATGTTTTAAAAGTCCTCGAAGGTCATTCATTCGTTTATTTTACATCAAACAAATCATCTATAATTGAATTGTGTGAGTGGATTGGGGCAAATAAAACCATCGGAAATCCATTTGAAGGCTGCACAAAAAGAGAATTCAATGCCCACATGAATTATTCTGCAGGATACACTGATATAATGTTGTTTAAAAAGCAAGGCATTCCCATTGATAAAATGGCAGCTTAA